CTCGCGTATAGTTACTCACTCCGTATCGACCTTAACGATCGTATGACGACACTAATAACCGTGGTCACACCTGAACAAGTGTATGTCTACATTGGTAGTGGGGTATATACTCCTCCACGCGCTCGGGGGTCCCTCCCTTCTCCCGGTACTCTGAGGAGACGTCCCGGAGGATCTCCTTCAGCTCCTCGATCGGGACTGAGCCACCCTCGGCGTTGATCCGCTCTTTCACCGTCTCGCAGATCACCGTGGTATGGGAGTCACTCGGCCCCGACCAATCGACCATCACTTCGTCTGGACGGGCTCGGTAGGCTACCTCTCGAGCTTTGTTGAGGACGGCTGCGACCTCGCTTCGCACGATGTTCCGCGCGTCGTCCGCCTCCAGCCACTCAAATTCGTCCACTATACGCCCCACAATCGAGTTGACGGACCAACCCTGCGGCTGGGTCAGACTGTCAGTGATCTCTTTGTGGACGGTGAGAGCGGCCATACGAGGGATGTCGTTGAACCCACCAGCCCAGAGAGGATCCGTGAGCTCCACCACCTCGGAGATCCACCGCTGAACGAACTCGGGGACGTCGTCGGAGTCAGCCCACTGCTGTTTACCGAACTTCTCCTCCCAGATCTGCTCCCGGTAGGACTGAAACAGGATGTCGTCCAGCTCGTCCCATTTACCGTCCGGTACGGTCGTCCCGCTGGTCAGAAAATCTTCTTTGTCCAACCCCTCCCCCGGATCGACCGTGGTGAGCATCTCGATCTCTCCCTGCGCGACGTCCCGGACGTCGTTCATCGTACTGTAGATCGAGACGTGAGGCCCGTCGAGTTCCTCACCGTCAGGCCACGAGTCCGTCCTCCAATCGACGAAGACGTCGTGGCTCGGGAAGTTGACTCCGACGGCCATCAGGTCGCTCGTGAGGCCCATATCCATATCCTCCGTCGCGACGATGCGGAAGATCTCGACCTCGAAGTTCATCTGCTTCGCCATCGCCTCGACGACCGTGATCGGGTACCAATCCTCTTTCACGTCCCCGGCGTCCGCGTAGGCCTCCTCGAGTGCTGGATCGGGATCGGCGTGATCGTGGAGCTTGCACCACCCGGACCACTCGACCGGTCCCCGGATCTTCGAGCAGATCAGGTTCCCGCTCTCGTTGGATGCATACAGGTACTCGCAGTTCCCGCACTGCTCCCCACCCGAGGGAGCGCTCTGGTACTCCGAGTCCTCTTTGGACATCTTGTAGTCGGGCGTGCCCGTCCCGAGCAGCCAATAGAGGAGCGCGTCCTCCTCGGCTACCTCTTCGGGTACTGTCTGGCGAAAACGCTGGACAGCCTCTCGGACCTCTGGCTGCGCTTCCATCGACCCAGCATCGGGGTATTCGTAACCGGATTCGTGCGCGGCCGTCTGTTCGGCTTCCGTGGATGAACGGTCATCTGGGTCGCTCTGATTACCGATTGTCTCGTAGTAGTAATATTCGTTCCCCGCAGGTCCGTCTCCTTCGAGTGCCTCACATCCGGCTGGGACGTCGTCAGGATCACGAACCCAGACGCGCACGAACCGACTGATCTCCAGATCGTCCGCCTTCTGGACGTAGTCGTCGAGTGCTCGCTCCACGGTGTGATCTTCGTAGACGTAGAACAGCCCCAGATCCTCGTGAGAGTGAACGACGACGTCCTCGGGAGCTTGATGGACGTTGTCGACTCGGACGATCTGTCCAGCCTCCTCGTGAGCGTCCACGTCCTCCTCTTGCTTGGTGGTCGGCCCACCGATCGCCAGCGCATCGTCCTCGTAGTCACTCCAGATCTCCTCGACCTCACCCATCGTCAGCCCGTAGACGATCACCGGGCGATCGTGGTGACCGGAAGCGTGCTCCCACGGCTCGTCTCCGAGGAGGACCTCGCCACCCGCGTCCTCGAGTTCGGCGCAGAAGTCCTTCAGATCCTCGTAGTCTTGGAACGGGTCTCCGCCGACGTTCGTGAAGTGAATCGGCTCGTCTTGCTTGTCCAGCTCGAGGACAGTCGGTTCCGGTAGGGACATCGCGTTCTCGATCTCCTCCTCATCCCAACCGAAGAACTGCTGGTAGAACTTCTCTTGGTGACGATCGGAGACGTCCACGATCTGCGGATTCGTCTCGAACTCCCGAACCTCGTTGAACACTCGCCACGACGTGTCGATCTCGTGCTTCTCACAGAACCCGGACGAGAGCTCCAGCGCGTACTGACAGGCGGACGTGTACGTGTTCGGATCCTCTGGCTGCACACGCTCCACGATCTGCTGAACGTAACCTCGCTCATCGAGGAACACCATATCGATCGGGAACGACATATTACGCATCGTCAAACCGTGAGTGCCGAACTCACCCCAATCGAACAGCATCCCCTCGTCCCGATTGATCTTCTCGTGGTTGGACAGACCGACGTGACGAGCCTGATCCGATGTGTTCACCCAGACGTGGACGGGGAGATCTTCGTCGTCCTCCTCGTTACGGAACAGCGCGATGGTCTGGGCTTTGGCGTCCTCGGGAAGGTTCTCCTCGTCCTCCACTTCGTAGATGTCACCCTCGGCGGGTTCCCGAGTCGGGTCAGGTGTTTCGGATGCGAGCGCGGTGAACCGCCGCATCGAGATCTTCTCTGTGCCTTTGTCGAGGTCGTGGATGTTTGGTTCAGAGCTCATCGTTACTCATCCTCCGGGGGTGCCCGCTGGACGATGTCGTACATCTGGCGGACGACGTGGTTCTTGGTGTAGTCCTCCACCCAATCCCCGCCTTCAGCTCGTCGGAGATCTTGGAAGGACTTGTCTGGGTCGTGTGCAAGCGCTGTGAGCCGTTCGATGCCCGGTCCGATACCTGCACCGTTGTATGCCTCCTTCGCCTCAGAGACGGCGTCATCAGCCTTAGATTCGTCCTCGTTCAGAGCCTCTCGGACGGACTGAAGGTACTCGCTGATCTCCTCGTCAGCCCCGCCGTAGGACGTACTTGAGTAGCCGCTCGACCCGGACGTCACCGAGCCGCTGCCACCAGAGTCCTGCCGGTTGTAGGGTTCGTCTGTGGACGGATCCTGCGGCTCATCAGGAGCTCCGCCCATCTCATTCGGCTCATCTGGACGTCCACCGGACGGGGTCGTGCCACCGGATCCACCCTGACCGGGCGCGTCTTCAGGTTCTCCACCGGCGAGCGCTTCTGCCATATTACCCTCAGCGCCTCCGCCCTGAGGTTCATCGGCAATCTCTCCCTGTTTGATGTCGGCGACGTCTTCGTCAGTCCATTCAGCATCGAGCCCGAGTTGTTGAGCGACCTGAAGATTGTTCAGGTGACGGCCCGTGAGCTGAGCTTCGGCCTGCTCGTCTTCGGGTTCGGGCGGGGACACTCGCAGCTCCCAGCCTTCGGCTTTTACCTGTCCGAGGAACGCTGGCAGGAAGACGTCGTCGAAGACGCTCTTGAGTCGCTCCGTGGATCTGTTCGTCACCACGATCTCGAGGGACTGACTCATCCCAGAGGACTCTGCTCCGGCGTCTTGGAAGACCTGAGTGACGCCGAACTTCGAGGAGATCCGGTCCTTGAACCACTCACGCATCTCCATATGCTGCATCGCCGCTGGCTCCTCGAGGAGTGGCTCGAATTTGAGCGGATCGCCCTGTCCATCGGTGTCGTCGATGAACGTCGGGATGTGACCGTCGTCGGCGTTCAGCTTCTCCATCTGCTCTGTGTTCCACGCGCGGACGGACTCGGCGTTCGACGAGCGGATGATGATCGCTCCTCGCGGGGCACGACGCTGCTCGTATGCCTCCTGATACCACGAGTCCATATTCTCCAGCGTCCGTCCCTCCTGCCAGACAGACAGGATCGGCGAGTAGCCGTAGAGGAACGAGGGCTGGTACTCGCTCGCGTGAGCGAACTCACCCCGGATGTAGTATTCCACCGGGTCGCCCATAATGTCGTCCAGCATATAGGCGAATACTTCATAAGTCCGACTTCCGCATTTTTGGCACTCTCCGGGCTTCTTCTCCGGGGAATAGTCTTCGGGGTTCTTCGCTCTGCACTCGAGACAGACCCAATACTCGTTACCGATCTTCCCTGAGTCGTCGTCCACGGAGTAGCGCATCAGATGAGCAGGCGCTCGGTGGACGTCGCGGAGATTCCACTGAAAGACGCTCCCGTCCTCCTCCAGAACGTAGGACCGCTCGAAGATCATCCAGCCATCGTCGAACACCTGAATGTCTCTGGCGACGGTCTCACAGACCTCGAGGAACGTCTGACTGATCGAGGCGTGACGTCCCGGATCCAGATCGTCGTTCGTGTCCCGCATATTCGCCCGCTCGAGGAACGACTCGGCGACGTCCCGATTGGACGGATCAGGCGTGATCATCTCGACCGGCCCCTCACTCGGGCACTCCGCGTGCGGGCAGAGACGAGGGGTGTCCATATCGACTTCTTCGTCGGAGATCTCCTCGTCCAGCTTGAACGGATCGAGTGTGGAGAAGGTGTGATCGCACTCCGGGCACTTCGCTTCCCAACGCTTCTCCAGCCCCGTGAAGCCGCGTCGGAAGGTCTGGTGGACCTTCGTCTCCACGGAGTTGTTCATAATCGACTGGTTGTTCGCGACGTTGATCAACCAGCGAGGGTCGACCTCGTAGGCGTATGGTGGCTTCGCCTCTTGGGACCCTCGCCCTCGTCCTCCGCGCTGCCCACGACCGAACGGGGGATACCCGTACTTCGCGAGGACGCCGAAGACCTCGTTCTCGAACCGTTGTTTCGCCGCCTTCAGCGGCTTTGTGAGTCTACTCATAGTCAGAATCCTCCGTCCGAGTTGAACATCGACTCGAGGCGCTCCATCTCATCCTGCGTCCACGTACTGCCCTGAGATACCGTGTGAACGTAGTAGCGCATCGTGTCCATCCCGTGGTCGTCCTCCTTTTCTGGCGCATCCTTATTATCTTTCCACTGGTAATCGCGGATCTCGTCGACTGTCTTGACAGGAGCTCCCTCGTCGTTGAGGTTCGGATCAGGAGCGTGCGCCAGAGCTCCCGACATAAACATCAGCTTCGGCCCGTCGTCGGCCGTATTGAGCTTGCCCTTGACCTCCTGAACACCTGAGCTGACGTCCTTCTTGGCCTCCGTCGTCTCCACACCGTGACGAGCGAGAGTCGCCCGATCCTCGGCAGAGGCAGGGTCTGCGTAGGACTGCTCGATCCGCATCCCGTCCGTGAGACGCTTGATCTCCACGGCCAGATCCTCCATCAGCTCCTCCGTCCGATAGACTTCTCGGAACATTACGTGCTTGTCCGTCTGAGGATTCCGCGCCCACCACTGACAGACGAACGGATTCCGATACCCAAAGTCGATACTCCGGTAGACACGCCAGCCCTCAGGTGGGAGAGCGAGGACGGTCTCGTACTCGCCGTGATCGATCCTCGAGTCCACCGTCCACTCTCCGGGTAGATCCTGCGAAGGACGGAGGTGGATCTCTGGGTCATACTCGTTGTAGACCAGCCCGCTGGCAGCTACCCACTCACCGTGAATGTACCGGTCGGCGTACATCCCCGTGAAGTTCGACTCCATCGTCTCCACGTAGTCGTTCGGGACGGTAGGGACGTGCTTCGCCAGCTCGTGAGCAGTCATCCGGTAGGCTTTCGCGTCGTCCTTCTCCGAGTTGAAGAACCATTGGTACATCCAATGAGCCTTCGAGGCCGGGTTCGTCGCCGTGAAGATCTGACGGAAGGGGACTTCGTAGCGTCGACCGTTCATCTCCTTCCCCGTGTACCGGAGACGTCCGAGGAGCTGAACCCACGCGGACTTTGAGATCTCGATACCCTCATCCACGAAGATCCATCCATACTGCTGACCACCGATCTTCGTCGGTAGTCCATCAGACCCGCCAGCGTCCAGCCCGTGGTACTGAATCTCTGAGGTGACGGGCTCTTTGTCAGGCCCGCGCGTCCCCGTGAAGTGAGTGATCTTGTGCTTCGTCTGGTTGTGCTCGACGATGTGACTCTCGGGGATTACCTCCTCGAGGAGCGTCTGGTCGATCGTCGAGCTCCAGACGTCCGTGTATTGGTCCCGGACGATCAGCCCACGGTTGCCGGGGTACTTCAGATTCAGCATATAGCCCTTCTCACATCCGATCCGAGACTTCCCAGCCCCGAACGACCCGCTCATCAGAACCTGCTTCTTCGTATTCCGCAGGAACTCTTTCTGCGTCGGAGTAGGCGTGAACGGCTTCTTACGGACGTTGTCGTCGACTCCTCCGCTCGAGGCACTACTCATCAGTTGGCCCCACGGACTCGGTGTCTACGGGCTGAGCGTCCACGTCGACGATCTCAGCATCCGGGAGCGTACTGTCGGCACCGTCGAAGTTGTAGATCTTCTGCTCCACGACCGCGTCCCCGTGGTGCTCGGTACGGACCTCGTCTGGCTCGTCGAGGGACATCATCTCCCGGATGTCGTTCTCGTGCTTCCGAATTTCTCTGAGGATCGCACGGGTCTCGTCGTCGAAGACAGATCGCTCCTCGAATTGATCAGGGGTCGGCGCGTCCAGCCTGATCGTGTTGCTCACGCCGTCCATCGATGGGGGTTTGACGCCCTCGACGTTCTCGAAGTTCATATCAGCCTGCGCCGACTCGATCCGGTGCCCCGTGACGGAGATCTCCTTCTCGTCGAGCTTGTCCTCGAAGAGTTCCCGGAGCTTGTCGAGGCGCTCTTTCTTCTCGAGGAGGATGTCCATCTTCATCCGCTCCTCGGCGGCGGGGAACATTTCTCGAACGCGGTCGCCCATCTCGGTGTCGTAGAGGTAGTCTTTGACGGTGTCTTCGGAGACTCGGAGGTAGTCGGCGATATCGGGGATGTCCCACTCCTCGCCGGATCCCGTCCCGTAATACTTCGCCAGCGCGACCCGCCGTCTCTGTTCGACCCGGCGGAAGCGTGGCCCGTCGCGCTTGGCTTTGTCTGGTAGCTGGGAGTCGCTCATCGATAGATCCTTAGATACGGGGAGTAAAAACTTTTTATCGGATCTACTCGTGATAGAGCATCTCTAAGTCGCTATTCATCTACTTCTTCATCCTCCTCGATAGGCTCTTTGAGCAACTCATCTTCGAGCTCCTCCACCGCGTTGACCGGTCGGACGATCAGAACGTGAGTGGCAGCGAAGAACGTGAGGACGAGGCCGCTCGCTACTATTGCTCCGGGAATACCGTACGACGCAAACCCGACGACCGTGAGCACGATGAGTGCTCCTACATCGTAATAGTCTACCCTCACACTCTCACTTTCGAGACGAACCCTCTTAGTTGAACGGGGCATCTTCGTGACATACGGGCGACGGGATTTGAACCCGCGTGGGACCTATGCAGATGAATGAATCACTCTATGACAATTGCTACATAGAACATCGCACTTTTGAAGTTCTGTTAGAACCCTGCTCCATTTGAAGTTACCAGATACCAACCTCGTAATACTGCGATCTTTGTTTTCTAAGTGGTGGAAATCCAGAGCAGCAGGATGTTCGTTGTATCCACACTCAGAACACCCTACCCCCAATTTGATCTGCTGAATCCTCCGACGCTTGTGTAGGGTACTATCTTCGGAAGAACGACCATCTATATCTTCAGGCCCTTTCAGACTCATCATATGTTCAGACCACTCATCGGAGTGTTTATCACTACACTCGTGACATAATTCTCCAGATCGATTTGAGGGGTAGTAGGAAAACTCGGAATCGCACGACAGACAAGTAGATTTCTCTGTTGCTAAACTTTGCCCGTGTTTCGCTTTATGGTGTATCTTCATCGCCTTCTGACTACCAAACCCCTCACCACAAGTAGGACATTCAGACGTCATACAAGAAATTAAGACCTACTGAGTAAAGAGGTTAATGCGGGCGGTAGGATTCGAACCTACGTAATGGGTTGCCCCGTTGAGCCTACACTCATCTGGTCTTAAGCCAGACGCGTTCGGCCAAGCTCTGCCACGCCCGCGAGCGGTGGGACAGGGATTCGAACCCTGAAACCCTCTCGGGTACCTGTTTTCAAGACAGGCGCGATCGTCCACTTCCGCCATCCCACCAGACGCCGACGCCCGGATTTGAACCGGGGAACCTCTCGGCTCTCGTCCTCCAAACGAGTCCGTTGGCCTGACTACGGTAACGTCGGCCCGACGGTGCGCCTCGGAATCGAACCGAGTGTCCACGGAGGGATCCCGCGTAGCAGGCGGGTCGGGTAGCCAGATCCCCGATGCGCACCCTATGGGCGGAGCAGGATTTGAACCTGCGAAGACACTAAGCATCCGGTCCTGAGCCGGACCCCTTCGACCTGACTCGGGCATCCACCCTCTGTATAGGAGTCTGCTATCTACACACGAGAGCAACGGTTTACGCCGGGTCGAGGGATCGAACCTCGCGCATCCTGATTAACAGTCAGGCACCCGCACCAAGCGAGTCCACCCGGCACGCCACCGTTGCACTATCGACTAAGAAGAGAGGATAGCAACGATGACGATCGATTCGGGTGGGGCATCGTCTACTCGGACAGAGAGGAGCATACCGTATAAATCTATTCATCCAACGGAAGCTCGTCACCCGCCGGAGTGATCACGACTCCACGTCCGGGGATCCACGTCGAAGAACAACAGAGGAGCGTCCGAGCTCGTAAAGCCTGAGCCGTTTCCGGGGATTGCTCCCCGCAGTTAGGACACTCCTCGATGGTCAAATCGGCAGGGAAGGAATTGAACCTCCGTCGACACGGATCTACAGTCCGTCGCTTGCGGCCTCTGAGCTACCTGCCGTCACCAGAGCGGTAGGACAGACGTCCTCTTTGCTCTGCCGCTGATGCTCCCGGTCGGAGTCGAACCGACGTCACCGGCTCGAAAGGCCGGTAGGATTGCCTGAGAGCGTGTGTCCGCTACCCCACGGGAGCTCGCTGAGAGGGCAGGGTGGGAATTGAACCCACGATAGCCGGGTTAAAGGCCCGGTGCAGGCTGCGCATCGCCTTTGCTACCTGCCCGCGATGAGCGATGGACTCGGCCGGACTTGAACCGGCGGCCTCCCACTTGCGAAGCGGGGGTTCTACCGAGCTGAACTACGAGCCCGCGAGGATTGTAGTCCGGGAGCGTCCGGACCTTGCGAGCGTTTTCTATCCTCGTTATGGGATTCGGGGGTCGGGTCAGGAGCGTGTGACAGCCACCTGCCCGGTGGTTGGAACCGAACTCCTACTTAGTGAGCGCCGGAGAGGCGCATAGCGGGAGCAGGATTTGAACCTGCGTTCTCCGGGATATGAACCCGGCGGAGTGATCTGGCTATCCCATCCCGCTGCACGCCGAGCGCGAGATTTGAACTCGCGGCCGCGCCGTGACAGGGCACGATGTTTCCTGACTACACCAGCTCGGCTCATCGCGTCTTGCCGTATAGCACCGATGAATATAAATCTATGGGTCTGCGGGTCAGTAGTCCACCTTCTCGACCGTGTCGAACTCCTCGAGCAGATCCTCGGAGAGGACAGCGCCATCGGATCGGCGGACCACGTCGGCCACGTAGCGACCATACTTCCCCTTCTCGTGCTTGTGAGTCCGCATCAGAACGGGGAACTCGTGCTCGGAGTCGGCTTGTGCTTTGTGGAGCCACTCCTCGACGAAGGTCTTGTGAGCGATCCCATTCTGGTACTCCTCGGATTCCTTCTTGACTCCGTAGGTCTCGGCGGTGTTGACGTCGTTCAGACGGATCCTGATCTCTTTCGAGAGCTTGAAACCGATGTCGATCACGACGTCGTATGTATCACCGTCTACGATCCGCTCGATGCGGGCCTGATAGTGGAACAAATCTTGGTGAGCCATCGTCCGCTCTACGATCTCCAGATAGATAAGGGCCGGGAGCGGGACTTAGCACCCGCGTCTGAGGCATCACAAGCCTCCAATCTTTCTGTATTAGACCATCCCGGCAGTGGGACGGCTCGGATTTGAACCGAGGCAGACGACGTCTTCAGCGCCGCGCTCTCCCGAGCTGAGCTACCGTCCCAGAGAGTCGAGGGTCGGAATCGAACCGACGTTTTCCCGCTCTGCAGGCGGGTGCGTTCACCACTCTGCCACCTCGACCTACGCCCACGACAGGATTCAAACCTGCGACACCCAATTTCGAAGACCGGTGCTCTGTTCACTGAGCTACGTGGGCTCTCGATGGGCACAGACCGATTTGAACGGCCGACATCCCGGTTAGAAGCCGGGTGCTCTGTCCAGCTGAGCTTATGTGCCCCGTATGGGGACGAAGGGATTTGAACCCCTCTCTCGCGCTCTGGAGGCGCGTGTGATAGCGGGCTACACCACGTCCCCAATTGGTACGGCAGGACTCGAACCTGCGACCTCCCCGATGTGAGCGGGACGATCTACCAGCTGATCTACGCACCATCATACGGGGGACAGGATTCGAACCTGCCTCACCTCGGTTATCGGCCGAGTGCGTCGACCGGACTGCGCTACCCCCGTTCATCCTCCCGGCCGGAATCGAACCGGCGATCTCTGGATCCAAAGTCCAGCGTCCCTCGCCAGCGGGGACTCCGGGAGTGCGATGCGCGGCCCCGGAATCGAACCGGGATCTGAGGCTTGGAAGGCCCCTGTCTTGCCGTTGGATCAACCACGCGCAGAGTGGGATCGGCTGGATTCGAACCAGCGATCTCCTCGTCCCAAACGAGGGGTGATAGACCACTACACTACGATCCCAAGAAATCCGGCGGAGGGAATCGAACCCCCGTTCTCCTCCTTACGAGGGAGGTGCATTATGGCGATGTGCCCCTGACTATGCTACGCCGGAGCGATGTGAAGCGAACAGACCCGCCTTTTCAGCGGATCTAAAAGAGGTGTTGAGGCCATCCCTGAGGATGGACTCTAATTGGACACCCAACTATCGGGCCGAACCTGCCCCGAGTGAGTGTCCGTGTCAGCATCGTTCTACTACCCACTAACGAGGTGGGGGTATAAAAATCTTGATGGTCGGAGTTGACCTACTTCTCTCGCTCGCGCTCGAGCTCCCGATCGATCGGGTCGGTCGTGATATCCGACATCTCCTCGTGACGGTGCTCCTCGCGCACCATCTCCTTCTCGTGACGTCGATCCGCCTGATTGTCGAAGTACCGATACGCGGCGATCACTGCCACCGAGAGCACGAAGGCCACGGCCAGCAGACCGAAGACGAGTTTAGCTACCATCGTGCAGCTCCTCCAGAACCGCGTTCTGGTACTCGAGAGACTCCACGACGAAGGCCCAATACTCGTCGTCCGGGACAGACGGCGCTGAGGGCGGCGTGAGAGCGTTCGTGCCCTCACCCGACCCATCCGTCGCGTTCCCGTCAGACCCGTCCTCCTCCGCTGCACAGCCAGCCAGAGCGACTGCTCCGGTGGCACCGGCAGCTGCGAGGAACTTCCGACGGTCCAGACCCTCGTGATCGTCACCGGACGTCATCAGTTACCACCCGGCGAGTCCGGCACCCCTGAGCTGGTCGAGTTCCCGGAGTTCGATCCATCGAGGATGATCTCCTGACCGTCCTCAGTGACGAAGACCGTGCCCTCGTCGTAGGCTTTGATCAGGCGATCCTGCAGTACGATCGGATTGTCGTTGAGTCGGATCTCATCGTCAGTCCATCGACTTCGCGCAGAGGGAGCAGAGGAGACGGTCAGCGACGGAGTCCATCTCCAGCTCGAGGACAGTCGCCTTCGACTTCCGCTTCTTCACCATTCCGCAGAACGACTTGTAGCGATCCTCCTCGTCTGCCACGACAGCCTCCTCGATCTCCCGGACACCGTGAGCAGTGATATCGTCGTCGCTCGAGTTAACGATGAACTGCGCGGTCTGTGCATCCGGGTCGTCCCGAGCCATCGCCAGCAGCTGATCTCGATCCGTGTCGTCCCCACGAAGACGGTTCACGATTCCGGAGCGCGACCCGCTGAGGGTCGACCAATTCTCCACGACGAACTCCAGACTCGGAGTGATCTCCCGGAGATCTGCCTCGAGGACGTCTCCCTCGTGCTCGATCGCCCCGGACACCAGATCCGGATCGCCCCACCCTCCGCCGATGGTGTTCACGATCTCGCCGTCCCCGTCGATGATCGGCAGGACAGGAGTGACGTCCAGCTCCTGAGCGGCGTCCCAGACGGTCGTCTCGTTGATGGCCGCGTGCAGGTAGGCGTTGTCGTCGATCTGATCCCGGAGCTCTGCGTATGCCTCGGCACCCTCGTCGACGATAATCTGGAGAGCCGGTCGCCCGAAGCGGTTGTCGGCCTCCTCCGTGTACGTCTCGAACTCGAGTCCGCTGTCCATCAGCGTCGAGAGGACGCCTCTGTCGGTGCTGTTGACCGATTCACACCGGAGGACGGACTCCGCCGTCGCGTAGACGAGATATCGCGTGTAGCTGCTGTTAGCGGTGAGAGACTGCTCCTCGTTCCCGATGCAGAGGCCGCCTCGATGGCCGCTCCCGATGCGGATGGGGATTAGCGTGTCCTCGGTGATCTGTTCGACTCCGGTCTCGACTTCTGCCGCGTCTTCTGTGGTTGACATCGTTGGTCTTTCCTCCACGTATTTCGGTGTCATCGCGCTCGGCAGCGCTCGGAGTACGCGGGGGTGGATTCGAACCACCGTTGCCGGACAGGCAAAGGTCCGGCGTGATACCACTACACTACCCACGTATGCGTGCGACCTCTGGAGATCCCCTCGCCGTGATCAGGGGGTCATCGGGGAGCTCCCGGCTTCAGATGACTCGGTCGTAGTCGTCGGAGTCGTCGTCCTCCAGCCCGGTCACCGATGAGGTCGTCGACCAGCGTGTCCTCGTCGGCGAGGTTGTCGATCGCGTCCTCGATGAGTTCGCTGACCTGACGTTCGAGGTCGCGGCGGACCTTCTCCTCGACCATCGACTTCTTCTCGTCGCTGTCGGCGACCTCGATCGTGTCCAGCTCACACGGGAAGCCGGACTTCTTGTGCTCCGAGTTGATGTCGGAGACGAGGGTGTCGAACGCCTTCACGACCTCCTCGGCAGCCACCGGGGCAAAGTAGACTCCGCCACCGGCTCGGAACTTCACGGACTGACTGCGCGTCGTGAAGAACCGGGTGATCATCGACCGGATGTCGCGGCCCGTGTTCGACTTCTGCTGGAGGTCCCACTCGTCGCGGAACGCACCGATGTAGTCCTGAGCGGCCTGCCACATCTCGTGCTCCGGCTTGATGCGCGGATTCCAATTGAGGGACTCCGTCTCGCTGTCGTAGCCGATGTACGCGATCATCTCACCGTCGAACTCGTTCTCCTGACGGCGGTCGTGAACCTCGACGCGGTATTCGTACTCGTACTTCACCTTCTCGAGGTGGATCTCGACGTTCTCGTTCTCCTGCTCGATCCCGGCGACGTTCCGGTCCTCGACGAAGCCACCGGCGCGAGTGAACGCGCGCTTCTTGCTGGTCTTGCTCGGGAGGACGGCGTGGCTGAGACCGAGGTCGCTCGCGCGCGTCTCCAGCCAGCTACGGGGGACGATGAAGTCGTTACCGATCGTGAACGGAACGACCCATCCGAGGATCTCCCGGTCGGAGTCGTCTGCGACTGCCTCGATGTTCTGGCCGCCGACTTTGACGCTGCCCTCGAGGTCGGCCTGCTTGTCTGCGCTCTGTGCTTCGGTCGTGGAGTTCGCTTCGTTGCTCGCCATAGTTCTTATCTCCATCTACTCGTAGAACGGGTATGTATATAAATCTGTTGATTCAGAGGTATCGTTATTCCTCTGTGGCTGAGTACGAGGCCAGACCCTCCTCCGCGCGCACGATGTCCAGCATCTCCGACTCGGCGATCATCCGAGCACGTCTCATCCCAGCGGCGTAGTTAGAGCCGTGTGAGGACGCCTCAGATTCGATTGAGTCCACGACCCGACGGACTCGTCGCCGATCCACGAGAACGCTGTCAGCGCACTCAGGGCAGCTCACAGAGCCATCAGAGTTCTCCTCGAGTTCGTCCGTATCAGACCCACACCGGGGACAGGTATCCACGTCACCGATCGTCCAGACAGAGTCCTCGCTCACGGTCCGAACACCGTAGTTCCGACTCCGCTCTGAGTCTTGTAGACTCCGCACGCGGGGCAGTAGTGCTCGCCCGGTTCGTGGTCGTAGGTGGCTCGCATCTGTTCACCACACTCCCGACACTCCTCGGTCTTCACCTCGAGGACGTCGGCCATCTCTCCGGGGATGTCGTGGGACTGCTCGACGTCCATCGTGAACGAGATCGAGTCGTCGTCCTCACCCATCCTTCATCGCCTCCTCGAGATCCGTGGACGAGGTGCAGCTCGGGCATCCGTGGACTTCTCCACCGACTCCAAACACCCGCACGAAGTCCGGTGTGACGTGACCACCGCACTCGGTACACTCAGGCATCTCGATCACCCATCTTCTCGTCGGCGTGTTTCGGGCAGAGGACTCGCGCGGCTCCCTCGTTCTGGGAGACCACGACGTCCGCTCCGTCAGTCCCGAGATCGTTTTCCGGTGGGGATTGGATCGCGCCCACGTCAGTACCACACTCCGCGCAGTTCAGTCGGTCGTATTGAGCATCGGTCATCGTTCACCCTCGATGAAGTTCTGTAGCTCTGCACCCGCGCTCTGGATCTGGGATCCGAGGAGGTGCGTGTTGATCTTCTCCAGCTCCACGACAGCAGACTCGATGTTCTGAGCTGCCGTCTCGAAGTCCTCGAAGCGTAGATCCTGCGCTGCCACCTCGAGATCGTTGCACGCCAGATCGAGGTGATCCATCTTTTGCAGATCGAACCCGGCATCTTGTAGGAGCATCGCCATCTCTTCGAGCGCCTCGAGCTGATCCCGATTCAGCCCGGTGCCCGTGACGTCACTCCCCATATCGTTCCTCCACCTGATCAGCGTCGAGGGCCATATTCTCCACGTCCTCCTCGGACAGCTCGGCGGGATCCTGAGCGATGATCGCTACGGGGACGTGATCGATCTTCGCCATCGCCCGGCTCTGCATCCAATCGGAGAAGGCGTGCATCGTTGCGAAGTCCACGATCACCGTACCGACCAGAGCATACGGAGTGATCTGCGCTCCGTAGGCCGACGCCACGATGTAGGAGATCGTCGCGAACATCAGTCGTCCTCCTCCGCTGTCCACGTCCACGTATGCCCGCATCCGGGAACCTCACCATCGCGGGGGACACCGTCGCCACACCGAAGGTCTGCTTCGAGCACTTCCGTCTTCGTCTCGTCAGTGACGGGATCGACAGGTAGCTGCCTCTCTCGCACGACGTGTCCCATCAGGTACTCCTCCTCACCACACTCCGGGCAGACGACGTCGTCGGGTAGGGGCCAGCCGTCAGTCATCTCTGGAGTCCCAGCTCCTCCGCGACATCAGACGCCTCGAGACGACGACCGAGATCCTGCCGGATCTGGTCCTGCCTGTCGCTGCCCGTCGTCCGGTAGAAGTTCCGGTAGGCGTAGTATTTCTGATCGTCCGCGTGGTAGACCAGAAGCTCCGCCGACCGGATGTCCTCCGGCAGCAGCTGGTAGATGAAGCCCCACGTCCCGGTCACCTGATACGGGATGATGAACCGAGACTGATCCTTCCCCTCGACGTCGAGGGCAGGCCAATCGATCTCGTGTGTGCTGAAGTTCCAGATTACGTTCTCGCCCTGCCTGACAGGGTTCTCTATGCAGTGACGGAGGTACGCCGTGATCTGATCCACGGTCGTATCCTCAGTCACATACAGCGCTTCTTCTCGGTACGGAGTTCCGTCGTTGTCGTTGCTCATTTTGAATCGTTCCTCGTTCCCGCTCAGAACATTACGCCCCGAGCGAGCTCCTCCAGCTTCGTCGACAGCGTCGTATTGTCCGTCACCGTAACGTGGTGATCGTACATCTGATCCATCGTCGCATCGTCGATCGATGCACCGTCACCGATCGTGACTCCGAGTACGGGGACGTCCTCATCCTCGAGGTCGTCGACCGCGCTCTGATACGTGCTCTGGGAACCGGGGCGACCGTCCGTCACGACGATCACGAACGGCTGACCGTCGACGCCCTCGATGCGCTCTGCGACGAGCTGCATCACTTCGCCCAGCGGGGTGCCACCGTCGGCAGCGGATCCACCCTGCAGGATGTTCCCACACTCGGCTTCAGCGTTCTGCGTCTTGGTGTTGATGACGCGCGCATCGTTGTCGAAGAAGTCCACCAGCTCGGTGCTGACTCCGGCCTCCTCCAGCGCGATCATCAGGGTAGCGACCGCGTTCTCGGCAGGCGCCATCTCCGAGTGCTTCATCGAGTACGAACGGTCGAGGACGATATACGTCTCGTAGTCAGCCTCGTCGCCCTCCTCCTGCCGCTCGAAGACTCGCGGGTCACCACGGCTCGCTTGGATCATCCGCGAGGAGTCGAAGCGACCGGACTGCTGGCCCTTCGTCGTTCGGGCGCGGCGCATCTGTCGGAGCTTGTCCTCGAAGATCGCGGCGACGGGTTCGGCGTCCTCGCTGCACTGCTGCCAGCGGGCACCGGGAACTGAGTTGTCGGATCCAACGAGGACTTCGAGATCCACGTTCTCCGCTTCGGCAGCTCCGACGTACTCTGAGACGTCGTCGGTCGTGTCGTCGACCTGCTCCTGATCCGTGACCTCGTCGACCTTGTCCTCGAAGTCGTCCTCGAGCTCGTCTTCCATCTCCTCGACGTCCGTCCGGTCGTCCAGCCCACCGGACTGATCGTCTGACTGTTCATCTGCCTCGTCGTCGGAATCGTCGTGCGTGTGATCCTCGACGTCGAGTCGGTTCTGTGCTTCTTGTGCGTCCCCTTCGTTCAGGTCCTCGACGAGGACCTCCCCGCAGGTTTCGCAGACGAGTTGTGACATTCGTTCCAACCTCCACCCTACTCTAATGCACCCTTGAATATAAATCTATTCATCTATACATCAGCCGGGAGTGTTAGTCCCGGATCAGTTGTGCTCCTTAGCGTGGCACGAATTACAGAGCAGTTTGAGATTTTCTGCATCGTTATTGGTGACATCGTTATCGATGTGATGAACAGACATCTTCTTTGGCTGCTCCTCGGACAACTTCCCACACTCCTCGCACATACGTCCCCTCGATTCTCTGATGAGCTCTTTCTGCTTCTGAGTAAGAGGACCCGGATCATACGGTTCTCCTCCAGACCACGACGGGTTTTCGTCACCCTCCGGGAACGGATCTGCTGGTTGACGCCCTTTCAGTTTGTCACTCCACGTCACTTGACGCCCACTCTGAGCCTGCGAGATATTCCGCCGGTGTTCAGACGATAACGAACGTCCGGAGAGAGTATCTGAGATCTGCTGTCTGACCTTCGGATCCTTTGCTGGATTAGAATCTCCAGATCTGCTCCTCGACAACCAATCCATACGACACTCCTCCCCGCAGAACCGATGATCGGCATCGACGTACTTCAGAACCTCTGTCTCTTCACCACACTCATCGCAGTCTACGACAGTGGTCTGACGATCACGTTCAGCAATCGATTTGTCGTGAGCAGCTTTGTGGTGGATCTTCATATCACGGTCACGGTCGAACCGATCAGCACCACAGGTGGGACACTTTGGCACACTCCAGATTAAGGCGGTGTCCTACTTAATCTCTGATGATCAATGAGTGACCTTCGTGACCAGGAAACTCTGAGCTACTATCACCGTCTCCACCAGACGATCCTCCAGAGCCCGCCTGTCCGTCGCTGTCAGCGTCCCCGTCCTGATCCCCGCCGGATCCACCGGACGAGTCACCCTCGCCCGTGTCGTCGCTCTCAGCGCCCTCAGAGCCGTCGCCATCTTCGCCGCCCTGACCGTCACCATCACCGTCGCCATCGTCTGCCTCGTCGTCACCGTCCGGATCACCGAACAGATCTCCGAGGGACGGCTCGTCGTCTTCGTCACCCTCCTCTGCCTCAGCATCCTCCTCGCCACCAGCACCAGCCTGACCATCGTCGTCTTCGTCCTCGTCGAGAATCTCGTCCCAATCGTGCTGCTGGGGTGGCTGGGCGATCTGCTCGAGCTGCTCGCGGACGTCGTCTTCATCGAGGTCGTCCAGCGCGTCGGCCATCTCGCCGGGCGTCATCCCGGACGTGTCGTCAGGCTTCGCATCGTCGTAGCCGCCGCCCTGTTGAGCCTGACTCGCAGCGTCGTTACCGTTCTCGTCTGCCATCAGGTCCTTCAACCAGTACCAGAACTCGAGCATCCGTTCGTAGCGCTCGCCCGGATCCGGCTCGGTCATCACGTCGGCCAGCATCGAGTTGACCTCCGGGAGGATCGTCTGGTCGAACAGCGTCCGGTTCGACGGCTGAACGAGATCGCGCTCGCCCTTGACGTGCTCGTCCACCGCGCCCGCGTCGTAGCAACCCTTCTCGAGGATCGTGATCTTGACCGCCTGCGGGATCGGCAGGTTCCGAGCACCGGACTTCTGCCGGGTGAACAGATTCGCGTTATAGGTGTCGAGCTCTCGCGAGCAGTCGAACTTCCATCGGAGCTGCTCCTCGATCGCCGCGTCCTCGGCAGGGTTCCAGACGATGTCGTGGAACGCATTCATCTCCTGCATACCGAGGTCGTTCTTGATGTCCTCGTGCGCGTCGAAGTCGGTGTAGAGGACGTGCCCGATCTCGTG